GTTCAATCCTACCTTCTAAACGAGCAAGGTCAATGTCTTCTTCAAACTTCTCAAACTGGTGAGGTTTTAAATTTGCAATCTCACTAGTTGTCCAAATCTTTTTCTTTGGACTCTCAGACTCAGTACTTTTTCTTGTTTTAGTAATAGCTTTAGCAGCTTCTTTCTTAACATCCTTTTCTTCTTTCTTAGTTAGTTTACTAACACCTTTATCCATTTTATATAGATCAATGGCTCTAGCAGCTAACTTAGCGTTAGATGTATTTTCATACAGCCAACCTTGAATAGTAGGATCTTGTTGTTCAGCCCATTCATGAAAGTCGTCTTTTGTACGAATGTCATTAAAGTCTGGGTGAAGTTTTAAAAGTTCTACTTCAGCTTTTTCTTTTTTAATTTGCTCTTGTTGGAGTTGTATACTTTTATATTTATTTTCAAGC